TCAGAATAGGCCGCCAAACACCTGCGCTTCCCAATTCATGATGACCAGTTCTTTACTGGTCTGAGGCGTACCGCGTGCGTTGGCCACCGAGTACCGGATGTCCAGCTCCGCGATGTGTAGGCTGGCGAAGGCATCCCGGATGTCGGGGTGATCGTTTATGGACAACATCACCTTGCCTTTGCACTCGCGCATGATCGCAGCCATGCGCTCATACTCCCCAAACTCGAACGGCACGCCATACCCCTCCGTCTGCCAGTAGGGAGGGTCGAGGTAGAAGAACGTATGCGCGCGGTCGTAGCGGCGCATGCAGTCATGCCACGACAGGTTTTCGACGGTGGTGCCAGCTAGGCGCAAGTGGGCCGCCGAGAGCTGTTCTTCGATGCGTAGAAGGTTAACTGTCGGGGCGGTCGTCGCGGTGCCGAACGTCTGCCCGTCGATCTTTCCGCCGAACGCGTGGTGTTGTAGGTAGTAGAAGCGCGCGGCGCGCTGTATGTCTGTCAGCGTTGCCGGCGACGTCATCTTCTGCCATTCAAATACCTGTCGACTGGAAATCGCCCATTTGAACTGGCGAACAAACTCTTCGAGGTGATGTTGTACAACCCGGTAAAGGTTCACCAACTCGCCGTTGATATCGTTGATTACCTCGACGTGAGCGGGAATCGGGCGCAGAAAATAGAGGGCTGCCCCGCCACAGAACACTTCCACGTAGCACTCATGAGGCGGAAAGAGCGGTAGCAGCTTGTCCGCGAGACGGCGTTTCCCGCCAAGCCACGGGATGATGGGTGTTGCGATGTGCATTTATCGTGCGTCATATGTGATAGGCTTACGCCGCCTCTGCAGGGGTACGCGGCCTTTGCCTAACTTGCAGGACTCTTCTGCGAGGGCGGGATGCGGCCGGTGTTAGCGCACCGTCCGCATCGCCGCGTCTTTTCTTCTAAATTACTACGCCACCGAAACGCGCCGCTTGAAGGGGTTGTATGTGGCGCATACGGGAATCTGCCAAGCCGGGCCCCACGGCGTTTCGCGCCAGGTGCTGCCCAACCAGTAGTTCCACGCCTTCCAGCCGATCTTCGCTTCGCCGAAACGCCCGTGGTAGTAGAAGTTCACGCCATTGCCCACGGCGAAGAACAGCACCAGGTCGTCCTGGTCGATGTTTGCCAGGACGCGCCAAGTTGACGCGTCAAAGGTGAGCCCGAAGAGCCAGTAGTCCAGTCCATAAGCGGGGTTGCGCAGAAGCCAAAGCATCCGAGCCACATAGCGCATATGTGGCGGCTTGCCCCACGCGGCCGGGAAGTAGCCGTCCTTCCACCCGGCGTCAATCGAGGCATCGAAGGTCTGAAACCAGCGCAGCCAGCGCGGCAAGTTGCCGTCGTCATCGGCGAGCAGCACCGCCCACCAGTTCACGCACAGCACGGCAACGACGACGCCCGCCCAGGTTGCAACGGCATAGGCGGGATACGCGATGACCGCGATGATCACGAACAGGCGGCGAGCAACCGAGTCGGACGGTGTGCTGGCCGTCAGGCCGCGATCGAGCAAGGAGGTCGCGACGGCAATGGTCGTGCACTTCGCAGCGAACACAATGGCAGCGTATAGAACGCAAAGGACGGTGGCGATCATTGACCTTCCTCGGGCGTTCCGGCAACTCCAGTGGACACCTCAGGAGCCGTTTCTGTCAGCCACGGAGGAATGGGGCCACCGCCATGATAGGTGACGCTTTCACCGCTGACGTCCACCGCCGCGCCGAGCTGGTATTCGTGGCCGGTGTGGGCGACATAGAGCTTTTTTCCGCGATGGTCTTCCACGACCGACCATGCGGCTCCATCCCACATCGGCACCATGCCACCTTCAACGGTCGGCGGTTGCGCTTCGACTGCGCCGTAGGGGACGTTGAAATCGCCGGGCGACAGGTAAAGCTCATACGCCATCGTCGGGTACAGGAAAAAACCGACTTCGTCGGCTTGATAGACGACTTTCGATTCCATTACACATCCTTCGAGGTTAGTTCAAATGCCGATGTGGGATCACTGGGACGAACCAAAATCCGCGCCATGAACCCCGCGTAAGCGGCGTTGCATTTGCTGTGACGCGGCCGCTTTACGCATGGAGGCGCGGGTGATAAGCGACGTTGACGCCTCTTGTCTCGGTTCCACCTGTCGGGCCTGTTGCCCCTTGTCCGACCGCGAACGAAAACGGTGCCGTTCCTCCAAAGGGGCCGCCATTATTTACCCCTTCGTGAGCATGTGATTTAAACGCATCGAGCTGATTCGACGCGAGGGTTCGTTCATTTCCAGTGTCTTTGTCGGTGCCGGTATATCTGCGGAACTGGTTACGAAGGTCTGGACAACGAAAGCTGTCGCCACCAAGATCCACGAACTTGTGCATGCCGGCAGTCCAAGCGCCGGATGTAACAACCAGACCGTTTTCTTGTGCGTAGCCCCACAGCCCGGCGTATGCCGTCTTACTTAACGTGCCGCCCACGGCATCGACCTCACTGGCCAGCGGCGTGACCGTGTGCCCGTCGAGCGGGCGGCCGCAAAGCGGGGAACGATAGCCGGTGAAATACTGGCTGGCCGCCCAGACCCAAACCTCCGCAACTTCGGCGACGACAATCGGGCCGACATTACTAGTCGGTAAGGCCAAAATCGAGTAGACCTTTGGGTAACCACTCAGCACAGCGAGCGCTGATGTAACAAACGCCGTATTGGCAATCTTGCGACTGCTGTCGCCGGCGGCCTGGTCCGGCGCATTCTGGCCTCCTACCCATTGGAAGGCGAGCAGTGTCGTGCCGAGCACAATGGCACCGTCCGTCTTGAGCATCCACAGGGTGTCCGCATTCAGCGTGCCGGACTCCACGGGAATCACCGCGCCGGAGGTGAGCTTCGCTGCGCTGTTGGCGTCCGCCGCGCGCGCCCATGCACCTGCCCCGGCCACGTAGATGCCGTTCTCAGCGCCAGCTGCTTGGTCTTTTACCAGCACACGATCGCCTGCCGCGAGCGCCACGTCATCGACCGGGCCGAGGCCCGTAAGGACGATTGGGCCTGTCGTGGCCGCCCGAACCGATTGCTTGCTGTCCAGCTTGGCCAGTTCGTCACGGACGTAATCGATGACATAGGCGCGCGGCGCCATCACCACGGAGTTGTCGACGAGCAACGTGACGCTGGCGGCATTGCTCGTCTGAAAGATGGTGCGCACGTAGAACTGCTTGCCGCTACCGCTGGCCAGCATCGGTTTGATGGACTCGGGATACTTACAGATCGCGTAGAGAACACCGGTATCGGTGTAGATGCCAACCTCTCGGATTGTCCAGCCTCCGACGTCGTCGGCTAGCCAGCCTTCGCACACAAGCCAGTTGGGGTTGTTGGGGTCTTGCAAAAGCGCGTTAATCGGCTGGCGATGAACCTCGCGCCGCAGCGCCGTCGCAGTCGGATCGGGGTTGTAGACGGCTCCGTTGCCGTCGCCGAAGGCCATCGTCGTCAGCGTGATGGGCTTGTTCTGAGCTTTTTGCTGAGCCTCATAAGCGAGCCCGGCGTTGGTCAGAATGGTGTAGTAGTCCTGAGCCACGTCAGTTCTCCAATGGGTAAATCGTGGTGATCTCGATGGTTTGCTGGCCGTAGCCAATGAACACGGCACCGCTTTGCTCGACGCCGTCCAACTGCAGCGGATATACGGTTGTCAGCTCGCCGCCGAGCGTCGCGGCCGCGATCACGGGCACGGGACTGCGCACCGTCAGGTACAACGTGAGTGCCTCGAGGTGGCTGCGCACGTTCTTGTACTCGTTGACCAGCGCGACGAGCGCGTCGTAGGTCGACTCGTCAATTCCGCGGTCAGACAGGTCCACGTCGATACGGAAGTGGAACGGCTGGCCACCGTACTCAAACCACTCGGCGATCTGACCGTTGAGGGCCAGCGTTTCTAAAACCTGTTGAATGGCCCATTTCGTGCCCTTGAACCGGTGCAGCTCGATTGCCCGCTTGAGAAACAGGCGACGCTCGTCGTCGTTGCGGGCAAATTGCCAACCTTCACCAAGGATGTGGAACTGGTCCGCGAGTACCGGCAACGCCGACGTATTGACGGTGTCCACGAGGTAGACCAGGAGCGGTGACAGATCAATGTCACTGATTCGAGCCGCCAGTTGGCCGAGCACGCGAAAGCGCTCGTCGCTGGCCAACGGAGGCGGGAGCAACCGCGAATCAGCCATCGACCGTCTCCGAAACGGTGATGTTGATTCCTGTGCAGCGCGCCCACTCGTTCTCCGCGAGCACCAGCTTGGACGGTGAGGCGCGCACGATGTCGTAAACACCGGTGACCTTCAAGGCAACGTCCACCTGCACCGGCACGATGTCACGGCCAAGACCGGCCGCTCGATCTGCTTTATAGGTTTGGGCTGCATCATTCGCCTGCGCGACCACGCTGGCCACGTCAGTGTCCTTGTAGAGCACCAGCTGGGCCTCGATCGCGTAGTCGACGGGCGTCGGGGCAAGCGCCTGCACCTGGTCGGTCAACGGGCGCACGCGGTCGGCCGAACACTTCGCTTCGACCAGCGCCAGCATGTTGGCATCGGGCAATCCCGTGGTGAGCAGCGGGTAAAGCTTGACCACGCCTGGCGTGGGGGACAACACGGCCACGTCGACGATGCTCTGGTGCGCGCTTTTTGCGTGGAACACGTAGGCTAGGCGGCTGCCAGCAGTGCTGAACGCTTCCGGCGCCAGCTTGATACGTTCCCGCAGGCGGTCGTTTTCCTCTTCCTCGACGCCGCCGTCGGTCACCGCGATGTTGGTGACGGTGACTTCAATGTCGCCCAACTCGTCGACCAGGTTGTTGATTTGTCCAGGCTGCCAGCCATTCCCCACTGAGCCGGGCTCTTCACAGGTGGCCGCCGTGTCTACCGAAAGCTGCCCGGCCACCAGCGTCACGTCGTTGTCGGTAGCGAATGTCGCGGTGCCGTCGCCACCCTCAACGCGGGTGCCGGCCGGGATCAAGAGATCAGTGGCCAGCGCAGTCTTCACGGCGAAGCGCATCGGGGTCATCGCCGACTGCGCCGGCAGGCGAGTGACACCGACGAGCTCGCCCAGATAATCGAGCATTGGCGCGCGGGCGTAGTGCACCAGGCTCTGTTTGGCCGCTTCCTGGATGCCGACGCGCACCAGTGTTTCCCGATAGGCGATAACGTCGATGAGCAGCCGCTCGACTTGGGCGGGATAGAGGGTCTTGCCGGAGAGCGACTCGTATTGAGCGACGATTTCGGCGGTAATGACCTGTGGATCTCGTTCGATGAAACTCGGCTCGGGAAGGCTCACAGACGCACCTCCGTGTCGCGCTCAACGCCGTCAGCCAACTTCCAACGTACCTTCAAGGTCATTTGCGCCTGATCGATCGCAGGCGTGACCTTGAGCAGATGGCAACGCGGCTCCCACTGTCGGATTGCATCGACGGCTTCGCGCACCAGGTGGGGCACGGCCTGGTCGATGGGGTAGTCGATGTAGAGATGTACGTTCGAGCCGAAGTCGGGACGATGCGGATCGCTGCCTTTCGGCGTGCGGAGGATCACGCGGATGGCCTGGCTGATGTCTGCCTCCGCCTCGACAACGTCGAAGCTACCAAGCGCAGGTTGCCAGTGAACGGAGGAGATGTCGGATAGCCGGGTCATGCAGCTATCGTGCCGCGATGCCCGGCTAGGGGATATTAATGCGGTTTAGAACCGCTCGAGATTTACCAGTGCGCCGGTGCCGCGATCCAGATGGCCATCGATCATGGCTCGCGCACATTCGATTCCGGCTGCGATCGCTTCTTGTTCGGTCCCAAAGAACTCTTGGGAAGTTGCCGGTTCTGGCTGCGGCCCGTCGTGCCCCGATCGGCGGATTAGGCAGCGGACGCCCCAGCGGCGAATGTCGTCAAAATAGGGGCAGTCCGGTTGGATGTCGTAACCACGATAGCGAATGGTCTTCATGAATCCTCCTTTTTAAGTGAGAAGACCCATTCAGTCTACTGTCACGACTTCAGTGCGTGTGGTGGTTTGAGTTGCCCCCACTGTCCATGATCGTGCCCGTCGCTGCGACATCGCCGTCGATATTCATGTTGCCCTGGATCTGGGCGCCGGCCCCGCCGGACACCGCTAGACCACCTTGTCCGGTCATCTTTCCCTTGACCAGCAAGTTGCCCGTCAGCTCTGCATCAGCGGTGTCCAGCGTGACTTTGGCACCGGCCTTGAGCAGGATTTCCGTGCTCGCTTCCACTTCTACGCGTCGAACGCCCGTGACCGCCAAAACGCCGGCTTCGCGATCGTACTCGAGCAGAGCGCCATCCTTGAACCGCATCGCGAACTTGTTCGGGTCGGTGACTGGAGGCGTGTCGGCGGACGAGTAAATCGCGCCGAGAATGACCCCATCCTCGCCACGCACATCAAGCAAGACAGCCACCTGCTCGCCGATATCGTAGGTCCAGCAGGCTTGGTCATCCTGTGTTTTCGGGTAGGCGATGGGCAACCACATGGTGCGCATATTATCGAGATCGGGCAGCCGTACCCGCGCGAAGCCCGGCCGGGAAGCGCTGACCGTGCCAAATTTTAAAGTGGCACCGAATTCTTCAGTGGTTTCCGTCATTTCTTCTTGGCCATCTGATTGTTTCCAACCACGCCGACCTGTCCATCAGCCGTGGTTCCGTACACCTTGAGGCCCTTGCGGGCACTTGCCTTGGTTGTGCTGGTTCCGTTCCCAGCCTTGACCGGCAGCGCTACGCGCTTGATCTCCATCTCGGTGGTATAGCCAGCGCCGTGATCGAGTCGGTGATGAGCCGACTCGACAAGGTATTTCCCGGAGAGCTTTCCGCAGTTCGCCAGCTCGACGGTCGTGCCAGCGACAATCTTGGGATTGCCATACACGGTGAAGTTACCTGCGGTTTGCTGAAGGTTTGCCGCGTCGAGAGCCGCCTGCGTCTTCGTCTGGAGTGCGGCCTTGGATCCTCGCGCACTGAATTTCAGCGTATCGCCGCTCGCAGATTGGCCCGAACGCTTTTTCGTGCTCACCGTGGTCTGGCCAACCTCCGCGACGTCGTCCCCCTTCACACCGTAGACCACCAATTTTTTCGTCTTCGGATCGTGATATTTGCCCTTGGCGGCCTGGTAGACGTCCTTGATCTTGTCGCGCATTCGAATGGATTGCAGGTCGCTCACCTTCAGCGTCGCGACTACATCGGTCTCACGCAAATTTGCCAGCTCGGTGAAAACCAGCTTGGTGCCGACAATCTTGAAGGCATACCCGTACTCGCGCGCGAGGCGCGTCAGGAACTCCACGTCCCGCTCCTGATACTGAGTGACCCGATCGATTCGGATGTCTCTGATTTTCCCGACGAGCGTGAGCTTGTTACGTTTGGCGATGCGCTGCGCGATTGCGGCCAGCGTAGTGCCCTCATATGCTCGCCCGGCGCGGGTACGAACGGATTTCTTCACCCCGGTGGCCAAGGCACGAATCGTCACGATTGCCGGCGGATGCGCAAACTCGATTTCGTCGATCTCAAACGTCCCGCAGGGCAGCAGCGGATCGCCACGGTACCCGATCTTGAGGGACAGTGAGTCACCTTTGCCTGGGTACCACTGCTCGATCCAGCGGCCGTCCGCATCCTCCAGTTCGACGGCCAACTCGTCGGACTGGCCGTCCAGGTAGTCGGTGTACGTCACGGAGCGCACATAGGGCGTGATGTCGTTGGTGATGTTCTTCTGTTCGTAGGTGAGCACGAATACCGGGTGCGGAACCTTGGCCGTGGTCGTGGCCGATTGATCATTCATCGCATCCACGGCGGGAGATCCTCTGACAAGTCGGTTTGTTCAATCACCGGGATCGACAACCGCAGGCCGCTCGGAAGCATCGGCGCCAGCAGAACGTGCGGATTGGCAGCCACGATGGCTTCATAGGCGAGGGGATCGCCGTAGTATCGGTTGGCGAGCTGATCCCAACGCTCGCCCTCAGTCGTGATGTGGATCAGGTACATCAGATGGCCCTCGCGATGACTTTGGCGGCCAGCTTACTGATGCTCGGCGCGGCAGACTGGAGAGCGCTCGACGCCGTCGAGAGCTGCCCACTCAGGTAATCGACTCGACCGCCGATGTTAGCGGCACTGACCGAGCTCAGTGCCCCCTGTGCACTGCGGACTGCACTAAGAGCGTTATCGCTGGCACGCAATACGCCTGAGACGCCGGGAAGCTGGCCAGACAGGCCGCTTAACGTCGGCGAGAGCTTTTCCAATGGACCAGCGACCTGTTTCACGCTCGTCAGCAGCCCAGGCACCCGCCCCAACGCGGCGAGTGGGTTTGCGGCCAACTTTTGTGCAAGCCGAGCGCCATCGACGGCGACGCGCAGGGCCGATTGCGCCTGGTTGGCGTAGGTTACGGCCTGACGTACACCCTCGCGGACGGTTGCCGTAGCGCTGTCGAGCGCACTGGCCGCAGCGTCGTCGACCGGCAGCGCCTTGGCGTCGGCCGGCGGTGGATTCGGCTGGACGGCGGGCGGTTTAAGCGGATTCTTCTTGTCGCCAACGAACTCGCGCAAGGTGATACCGGCCTCGAGCGCGACGAGCGTGCCTGCTTTGTCCGTATGCTTGCTGGTGGCTTGCACGCTGGTCAGCACGAACCAGCCTTTGTAGTCACCATTGCCCAGTACCAACGCCATTGCCTGGTGGCCGGCAAGCGCCGTCTTGAGCTTCACGAGCTCCGCTTCCGGATCACAGTAATATTGGTGAAAGGCGAGCTGAATCCGGATCTCGTCGAGCTTGTCACCGATAAACTGCAGGCGGGGCTTTCCTTCGATCAGCGTATGCTCGGCGAAGTCGGCGCCGAATTCCGATTCGAAACCGTCGAAGTACGTGATCAGGTCGAATTGAACGTCCCCCAAGAGTGCAAACATCAGTAGGCCCTCCGCGCTTGCTGCCCGGTCACCCGTTTGATCATCTGCTCCAACTCACGCAGCGATAAATTGAGCGCCTCCGTGACCTGGGTCTTCGTCGACTCGGGCGAGCCACCCTGGACGTGAATCGTGGGACTGAAGTGGATCGTGGTCCCGGCAGCGCCGGCACCAGCGGCTGACGAACTGAGTCGTCCTGATGCAATATGTTGAGTCGCCACAGCGGCGGCCGTATCCGAGGCCATGCCGGCGGCAGCCCTCGAGGCGAGCCCCGCCGACCGCCCGATACCAAGCGCAGCCCCTTGCGCGATGTTGTCGCCAAAGCCCATGAACACGCGAGACGGGGATCGGATGCCCAGCGTGTTGGCGAACCAGCCTTTGATGTCCGAGCCGAACGAGACGATGCTGTCGCGCGCCGCCGAGATTTTCGAAGACACACCACCGACCAAGCCGTTGATCAGATCGGCGCCGGCCGAGAAGAACCGATCCTTCATGCCCTTGAGCCAATTCCAGCCAATCACGATTGCTGACTTGACCTTGTCCCAATTTTTCCAAACGAGGTAGGCGGCAACGCCGATCGCGGCCACGGCCAACCCGAGCGGGTTCATGAGCATTGCGCGACCGAGCCAGAGAAATGCCTGGCCAGCGATACGCAAGCCCGACAACAAGTTTCCAGCAAGCAGACGGCCGAGGAAAAGCGCGCCTCGCCCGAGCGAGAGCATCCAGCCCCCGAGGCGGCCGAAAACGCTCGCCAGTTTGGTTGCCGTCTGCGCCCCGGCGCCGAACAACTGGAATACGGTGGCAAGGCGCGACGAGCCTCCGAGCACCAACGCGCGCATCAGTGTCCATTTGGCAGAAACGGTCGTGAATGCGGTGCCGAGGAGGTTCAGCGGGGATTTGACGAAGAAATTCAATCCCCAGCCCAGGGCAAGGGTGGCGACCTTCAGGCCAACGATGCTGACGGCAAAGCCAGCTACTGCGCGGACAACACCAGGATGAGCTTTCACGAATAGCTCAACTTTTTTTGCCATCGGCGTTAAGGCATCAAGCAACCCCGTCAACGACGGCATCAGTTCCTTCCCAACCGTGATACCAAGGTCAGCAACGCTCGTATTGAATCGCTCCCAAGCCTTGGTGGCGAGTTCTGCGCGCTTGCGGTAGTCCTCGTCGATGGTGCCCATCGCTTCCTGGCTACCCATCTTCTTCTTGTTGTCCTGGTACTTGTCCCAGCCCTGGCGCATGGCCAGCAAATGGTTGATGGTCTGAATGTCCTGGAACACTTCGTTCAGGCCGAAGCTTTCCATCAAACGGCGTTGGGCCTCTTCGTCTCCCTTCGCGCCGGCTTCCTTCCATTGCTTCATGAACCCGTCACCTCGCGACGAGATGAACTTCTGCGCAATCTGCAGAGATGCTTCATAGCTGGAGTAGCCATCGGAGACGAGGTTTTGCATCGACTTCTGATAGTCCACGCCCGCCTTCGAATAAGCGTCGATGGTGTGCTTCGCGTTCATATGCGAGAGCCAGTTGCGAAGGTTGGTCACGGCTTCGTCACCGGAACCAGCACCTTCGCGGCCGACCTCAAGACTGGCGATGATCTGCGTGAGTGCGTCTTGCCCCTTGATGCCCTTCGACGCGAAGGCCGCGGTCATCTCGGGCAGCGCTTTGGCCATATCCTTGAGTTCGAAGCGACCGAGTTTGCCCCCGAAGGCAGCGCGGTTGAACGCCTCCTTGAGGGCTGCATCGCCTTTGATGCCCAGGGTCTCAGACAGCGAATAGACCATACCCGCGAGGTCTTTCATGTCCGCGTTCGTGGCAGTGGCGACCTTGCCCAGAAGGCCGGAATACTCACCCGCCTTGTTGGCGTCCATGCCCGCCGCAACCAAGGTGCCGACGCCTTCCAGAATCGCCGCGTGCCCCTGATTGGTGGACAACGCTGCTTGGCGGATCGCCTCGCCGACCTTGAACTCTTCCTGTTTGGTCAGGTTCCCGGTAATGGCGATGTCGCGCAGCCCGGCCTCGAAGGTCGCTGCCTGCTTGACTGCCCCGATGAGAGGGGCGGCCGTTGCTTTGGCCGTGAGGTATGTCCCCACCATTTCGCCACCCAACCCCATGCGTTGCTGCCGCAGCGCGTCGCCGCGGGCAAGTTGAGCAGCCAGGGCGACTTGCTTGGTCGTCAATGCATCCATCGTTGTGCCGAGCCGCTCGTATTGGCGGCGCAGCTCGCCGACATTGCGCATCGGATGTGCCATTGCGCGCGACATGACCTCGCCAAGCCGGGTATGCTTGACCCGCAGGTCGTCGGCGACTCTGCCAAGGTTCGACATGGTCGTCTTGGCGCCGGCGAGCGCGGTGCCGAAGCTGGCCAGCATCGTCGCGCCGATCTTGACACCAACGTAGAACTCACTTGCCATGTGGATACCTCGGAATTAGGATGCGGCTATGGACATCGAAACCCTCGCCAAAACCATTGCCTACGTTGTGATCACGGCGCTTTCAGTGGCGCTCGGCGTATGGCTGCTCATCGAGCTGCCCCTGTGGGCCGCGCCGTTGATGTTCGGCGTCGCCGTGTTTTTTGGGTTGGTTTTCTTGGGACCGTTAATCGCCATCGCGGCGTTTTGTGTCGCGGCCCTCATCAAAGCAGCGGCGTGGCTGGTTAGCCATCGCCGTGCTCGCGTTTGATTTGCTGACTGGCGTCGGTCACCCAGCCACAGAATTCATCGACACTTAGCTGGTCAATCTCACTCGGCTGCATCCGGAACCACCTCGCCAGCAGGCTCTGCCCCGACCGCAGGTTTTCCTTTGATACCCACAAATTCCAGAAATCGGGCCTTCACCGCTTGGTAATCGGCTGCGTCCATCTCGTCCAGATCTTCGGGCACGAGATTGCACATGCGCGCGACGCCGTTCAGTTCGAGCGACACCTCGCTCCCGCCGCTTTGCTCGCCTATAGCCTTCAGATCCTTGACCTTGAGTCGGCGGATCGTGACGGCGCTCAATTTCTGACCTGCTGCCGTCGTGAACGGGTACTGAAGCTGGATCTCCATGAGATTTCCTTTGCGTGTGGTGAATGAATGAGCTACACGAAGGATTCTCAGTCAGTGCGAGGACGCAGTCAGTTAATCTGCTTTACCAAATGAAAAGGCCCACCGAAGTGGGCCGTGGGGTGAAGCGCCAGTTTGCGCAGTTTCGCAAACTGCTCAGTCTGAGTGGGACGGGTCAGGCACCCGTGTTGCTGCGGTAGTCTGCCAGCATGTCCTCCCCGTTGACGCGGAAGATGTTGGCCATATAGTCCAGCTCGAGCACCTCTTCACCGTCGATGACCTGTTTGATGTAGGTCGCACCGAACGCCGAACTGAATTCCGCATTTTCGTGCTGCTTGAAGGTGCCCAGCGGGTTCTTCTTGAACATGACCGTCAGGAACGTCACCAGGCTGACCTCCTGGATACGTCCCTGTGCGCCGTATGTCTCGATGTTGGAGCGGCACTGAAGGGACGCGGCCTTGAACGGGTTGGCGACCGTCTTGGCCACGTCCTTGTACAGCGAGTTCCACTTCACTTCGCCTTCGAGCTTATCGAAGCCGGCCGGCAGTTCGATCTTGCCCACCATACCGAGCGCCTTGTGCTCTTGCATGATGGCCGAAATGTCGGGCAGCTTGATCTCTTCCGCGCGGCCGAGCAGTGAGTTCCCGTCAACGTAGATGTTGGCGTTCGTGATGCGGTTGATTTCGATCTTGCCGGCCATGATCAGTTACCTCCCTTCAGGGTCAGCAGATATTCCGAGGTGATCTCGGTCTCAAACGTGAGCCGCTCGAGCGGCGGCGGCACAGTGAATTTGTAGCTGATGAGCAGATGCCCATTGGCCAGCTCGGTCTCTTCGTTGCGGGCTGGGTCGAACCAGGCTTTGAAGCCGAGCAACGCGCCGTCGCCGATGAGCTTGCGGCCGTACCCGTTCACGGACTCAGTCAGCGCGTCAATCAACGCCTGATTGATCGGCATATCGATGTACTGCTGACTGAAGTACCGCAGAGACTCATTGATCACGTCAGCCGTGCGCCGGACGTTCTCGAAGTTGCGCATGTGCGTGACCGTCGGCCACGCAGCAGTACGGTTACCCCAGAGACGGAAGCCCGACCCATAGCTGGAGAAGATCGTGGTGATCCCTTGCTCGTTGAGCAGATTCACCTCGGACTGCGGGTCGTCGATCATTGCCGAGAGCTGCCGCTCCACGCCTGTCACGCCGGCAATCTCTTGGTTGGAGCTCGACCACCAGAAACCCTTTTCCAAGTCGATCTTGGCACGCAGCCCTGCAGCTCGAGCGGACAGCGGCTCGAGGCGCTCTGCGTTCGTCACGGCGTCGTACACCTTCACGTGCGGATAGCACAGACGCACACGGTCGCTCGATGTATTGAAGTTGATGGTGCCCATCGGACCGCGACCTGCGATCGCCTGCGCGTAGGTGGTGCCGATCGGCGCATCGATATAGGCCACAGCGTCGAGCTGGTCGGCCATGGCGATCATTTCGGTGGCGACCGAATTCTGCGTGCAGAACGCCGGCGAAATCAGGATCTTGGCGAAGAACCCGAACAGGTTGTAGGTGTCCTTGAGCGCCTTGATACCCGTGCGTACGCCTGCAGCGTTAACGGCACCGATGATGTCGGCGGCCGTGACCTTGGTCGGGTCCGCGTAATCGTAGCTGGCCTTCACGCTCGCGCCTGCAGCGATGCCGCCGCCCTTGACGCGGGTCAGCGTCCCCGTGAGCGGGTCGGCCGAATAGTCGGTGCCGAGAACGTGCGTCGTGTTTCCATCGTTGCTCTTGACGACGAGCGAGGCCACGGCCCCATGAGCCAGGCCCACCCGATCGGTGGACGCGTCGAAGGTGACCGCCTCGCTGGGCACAGCCGTCTTGTGAATCGCCGGATCCAGCACGTTAACGACGATGACGGTGCCCGCGCCATGATCGTAGATCGCGTCGAGCGCCTGCGGAATGGTGAAGCCGGGAAGCTGCGAACCGAACGCGGCCGCATCCTTTTCCGACAGTGACAGCGTGGCCACGTTGACGGGGCCGGTCGGTGCCGTACCGATCAGCCCGATCACTGCCGATTTGACGGTACGGACCGGGCGCGGTCCATTCTCGACCTCGATGGTTTCCACACCATGCAAGTAGTTTGCAGCCATCGCTTACTCTCCTTTGGCAGCGGTTCCGTCCGCGCTGACAGTCGCACGTGCGGCAGGCTTACCGCCCTGTTTGACCGGGGTCAGGTGACCCAAGGCCAACAGGGTCCGTGTGTATTCGTGGGTTTCAGGCAGGTCGACTTCCTCCCCGGTATGGAGCATCACCTCCTGATGCTCTTCGCCGTTGTGCAGCGTCACGCCGCTCGTCGGCCCGCTGTAGCGGAATTTCATGCATCCTCCTCGTAGGTCACCTCAGTCAGAGGTGTTTCAGTGTTGACGTCAGCGTCCTCAACCAGCATGGCTTCGGAAGCTACGTCCACGGCGTACTGCCACAAGCCTGCCGTCTCTCCCAAGAACTTCTCCGACACTGCCCAGACCTTGCGGCAGTCGGGTGGGCGGAACCCCACCAATGCAGCACGCACGAGGTCCACCACGTCGACGGCGCCGCCCTTACCGTTGAGCTGACGCAAGATCACGGTGACCGACAGCTTCACGGTGCGCGGCTGTGCGATGTAGGTGACGTCAACCGTCTTATCGAACTGGCTCCCCAGGTAACTGACTAGGAGCGCGCCCTTGGGATGGTTCAGTCGATACTCCGAAGGCTTGTCGGGGAAGTACTCCGCAGCCAGGTGTGGCAGCTTCACGGCTAGGCGCTTCACGACCGCGTCGATGATCTGCAGCGTCGTGGCCATCAGTAGCGATCCAAGATGTCAGCGCTGAAGCGGCGGGGCTTCGCCCGCACCTTCATTTCGCCAGGCTCCGGCGCTGCCTCGCCAGTGGGAGTGCCAATCGTGAGTTTCGCGTCCCGGATTGCCTCAAGCATCTGCAGCGCGGACTTGTAAGTGCGCGTGACGGCATCCGGCAGTTCCGCGCCTTCAGGCCGGCGTGCATACAGCCAATGACGTGCCAAATTGACGGTCATGTCTTTCACAACAGACGGGACCGGGTCGAGGGGCAGGTTGTAGCGCCCGCGAAGATGGGCATCGACCAACTCTTCCGCCTGCCTGACGGCTTCCTCGACCACCGCCTGGTTCATGGCGGTGGCCGACTCGTCGTCGTTGGATAGCCAGATCAGCGTCTGCGCCGGGATGGCCAGTTGCAGGTCGGCGAGCGAGCAGTAACGCATGACCACCTCAGAATGTGGTCGGCCGGGCCACGGCGCGGGTCAGCGCCATGAAGCCTTGCTGCAGGTGGTCCTGGCCAATCGTCAGCCAGCGGTCGGTTTCGTAGGCTTCGTCGCTGACCGCCACCAACGTCTGGTCGCCGACCTGGACCGGCTCGCCGTCGATCTTGAAGGCTGGCAGCCGGCCGCGCAGCGTCTCGACGAGCGCGCCGACCTCGACGGCCTTGGTTTTCACCTCGTTCATCAGCGAGATCTCGTCTTCCGTCAGATCCCGATAGCCGGCAATGCGCTTGTGCTGGTTCTCCATGCTCAGATGCTCCGCACGATACGAATGAGGTCGCCAACGGCGGCAGCACTGTCCCAGGCGTAGCCGTTGGAAGCACCGGCAGCCTTCGTCACTGCACGGCCGCTGGCGTCCGACTCGACCTCCGCGCCGGCGGCGATCGCGCCGCCTGCCTCAACGAGGATTGCGCCGAGGATGTTGGCGGGCGCCACACCGCCTGCCTCGGTGTCAGCCTCGACGACACCCAGCGCTTTGGCACCAGCCGCGCAGACGGTGCCGTCGAAGGCGACGAAACGGCGACGGATCAAATCCGTCGCGGCGATGACCGAAGTGGTCAGTACAACCTGCTGCGTTTTCATTGCTTACCTCCGGTCGACGAACTGTCCTTCTTGGCCGCCTCGGTCGCAGCCTTGTCGGCGGCGGCCTTTTCATCGGCGGCTTTCTTTGCTGCAGCCTTCTCGGCCTCGGCATTCTCTGCAGCAGCTTTCTCAGCTGCTGCCTTTTCTGCCTCGGCCTTCTCAGCAGCGGCCTTTTCGGCAGCAGCTCTCTTCGCTACATCGCCCTGGTTCACAACCGGCTCGAGATAGCGGCGAAGCTTGTCTGCTGCCGTATCGTCGAGCGCGACTTCGCCGCCTTCGGGGACGCGTTGGCCGTCGTGATGCAGATCGATGCCATGCACGCGATAGGTTCGAGTGTTCATGGGCGGCCTCATGCGTTCGTGTCTGCGATCAGATAGCCGGCATCGGCGCCAACCACCACGGGCTTGTAGACGTCGGTGTGGCGCACGAAGCGCACCTTGCCGCCTTCGGCGTCGTACTTATCCGTCTCCGGCATGCCCTTCTTGCGCAGGGTGTAGCCGAAAGACGGCTCTTCGTAGTCGGCGGCGCGGTCGGCGCTCGGCTTGGCCACGTAGGCGAGGATCATGTTGTCGCCCCATACGTCGCCCGTCGCGCCGTCGCCGGCGAGTGCCTCGCCGATCGAGATGTCGTTGATGCCGAAAAGCATGCGCAGATGCTCGAGCGTGACGAGCTTGCGCTCGTTGCTGCCCAGCGCAGCCTGCAGCTTCGTGTGGAACTTGAGCGATTGATAGACCGAGGCACCCATCACAATCGTGTTGGGGCGAATACCGATGCGGCTGCGCACGACTTCCTTGGCAGTTTCCACGACGGCTACCGGATCCCCGCCGTTATTGCTCCACTGGCTGGAGCCCGACAACGCAAGCTTGCCGCCCGGCAGGTAAGTATTGGCGCTCTGAGCCAGCGCGGCGCACGCCCACTCGCGGCGAAGATCGATCGCGTCTTTGACGCGCTTGGCGGCACGCGCTTCGGCGTCAAACATCGACTCCTGCTGCTCGCGGTAATCGACCGGATATGCCAGGTCGTGTTCGCGCAACACTACGTCGAGCGAATCGACGTCGTCCGGCGTCATCACGTTGGACTTGGCGCGGATCGCGCGCTCGGTTTCCCACAGGCGGAATGCTTCCTTGCCGAACAGCGGCACGATTGCGCCTTCCTTGTCCGACGGAGCGATCGGGAACAGCGCTTCGCCGATGTACTGTGCGTTGCGATAGCCGCGTGCGATATTGGTCAGGACCGGGTCGACTACCCGGAGCTGACGGAGACGGTCAACCATGTTGGCTCCTTAATTGGTGATGAGCTGGCGTGCGGCCTGCTCGTAGGGAATTCCCTTCTCGGCCGCCAATTCAGTGGCGCGCACGTGCAGGGTGAGGCGCTCGGGATCGGTCGACTTTTCGGCAAACTCGGCCACGTCGGCGCGGCCGCCGGTGCCCGACTTGTCCTTGGTGGCGGATTCACCAAACTCGACGACCTTGGGCAAATCGGCGAGGAACGTCTTGAAGGCATTTGCCAGCGGCTGCTTGGCATCGCCTTCGCCGAACTCCAGCGCCGTCTCGCTCTCAGCAAAGTCGAGGAACGCGACAACGGCGGCTTTGTGCTTCGGGGCAAGCGTGCCGCCCGTGACGAGTTGCTCGGCATAGGCCAAGTGGTCGTCGTGGCGCTTCGCGGACAGGCTTGCTTTCTCGCGAGCGGCAGCGGCCTCCAGTTGTTTTTTGAGCTGGGCGTTTTCGGCCTCCAGTCGGGCCTTTTCCTCGGGCGTCACAGCATGCTTCTCCTGTTGAGGTAGATGGGGCGGGGAAATCGTGGACTCGGCGAACGCCGGATCGGTGTCCAGGCTGTCCTGGCGTGCAGACTCTCGCATCGCCTCGATCTGCCAGTCGGGCGCGACCTGGTCAGCGGCTTCTTGACCGAACTTCGCCAGGAGCCATTCGCGCATCCGGCGCCACAGTGAGGCGTTGGTGTCCATGCCCCAGTCGCCGAACTCGATCACGCCGGTCTCCGCGTCTGCGAACTCAGCGGGCTTGAGACCCTTTACTGCCGGCGGCTGGGCGCCGAGAAAGGCGACATGGCGCAAGTAATAGACGCCAGGCACCGGATTGTTCGGAGCGTCGGGAACGTAGAAGCTGGCGCTGATCTTCTTGTAGCGCCCAGCGTCGACGATCTCGGCAAATGCGGCATCGACCTGGTGGGGCTCAGCCATCAGCCCGTCAGCGCCGACCGACACCGATCGCACCCAGCCGTAGGCCGGAGCGTCGTGCTTCGGGTGGCCGATGACGATGGGTGCCTCGTGTTTGGCAGGGTCGTATGCACGAGCGCTCGCCTCGAGGTCGGACTCGGAGAAGTCGAGCGTCACACCACTCATCGTGGTCTGGCGGCCGGACTTGAAGATGTGGAGGTGTCGGGTAGCAGTCATGCCGCCATATTCGGCGACAGCGCGAAGGCGGTCTTTTAATCGCCTTTACAATTCCGAGGCGCTGGGCGGGCAGCGTGGGAAAGATCGGCCGGCGTTGTGCGCACCAAGCCTTTATAAAACCTTCAGACGGGGCGCTCGCGACGCTTGGCTATCGTTGCGTGCCCCCGTTGTCCGAAAAGCCGTCCTAGCGGTTAAACACCGGCCGCCGCTTTCAGGTGCCGGAGGATGGTTCCGAGAACCGCGTCGGTGGCTTCAGGCTGCAGCGCGCCGTCGCTTGTCACAGGCAGAAATGGTCGAGCAGGAATATCGGAACCGGGGTGGTTGACGGACGCCAGGACGCGGCCGCCGAAGGCCAGTGCCTTCTTGGCACGCGGACGGATCACATGTGGCGAGGTCTTGCCGCCGAGTTGGTGGATCCGCGCGTAGACGACGTTGCTGCCGATCACCACGGTATTGGCATTGTGGTCGGTGGTAACGGATGCCGCCAGCCGACCGCTCTTCTGAAGCGTAACGCCGGCCTCCGACTTTGCCCTCCCACTCGGCGTCCAACGCGGACGGCCTTCGGCCTCAAAGTTCTCTTCGACGACGCTCTCAAGCGTCGCAGCGATCTTCCGCATCGCCGGCGTCATGTCCGATGCCGCTGATGCCAGGTGCTTAAGTCCGGCCTGGAGTCGGGAGTCGTCGATGTCGATTCGAACAAACTCGCTCATACAGCCCCCGCCAGTTCCTTCTCTGCCAAGGTGGCCAGATCGCCGACATAGCGTTTGATGTCAGGAACCCACGCGGCTGCGCCGGGGTTGTAGCTCCAACCGACGTCCGGTGAAATCACAATCTTGCGCTTGCCGGTCGGGTCGTCGGGATGGGCCGTGGTGTAGGTCGTGACCTCGCGCATTTCGCCGGTCTTTTCGGAGAGCAAGCGCATGGCAGTGCCCAACTTGCCTTCGGACGAATCGATAGTGATTCCGCGAACCTCGATGTCGTCGGCCGACAACGCAACGACACGGCAGCGGCATCCCCACCCATTGGGCGGATAGAAGGACGACCAGAACGGGTCGTCATACCGGAAGACTTTGCCGTTCAAGGCCCGATGGCTGGGCCGAGTTCGGCTGTCGAGGATTGCGACGTACTTCCAGTAGGGCCTATCGTCGACGTTCTCGAGCTGGCGTTGGAAGCGCCCAGCCATGTAGGCCGTTTGCACGTTCGCGCGAAAAATCGTCTGCAGCCGCCACGGACTGCCTAGCTGAACCTGACTGACCTCACCCGTTTCTGCGTCGACGTGTTCCTTGCGCCCCCACCAGCCTTTGGCCTGCAATACTGGCGTGAGCTCCTGAGCAAACCACGCCGCAGTCTTGCCTTCAGTCAGCACTTTCTGCAATGCGTCGCGGATGTCCTGCAGGATGTCCAGGCGCGTTACTTTCGCCACGGTAAAAGCCTGCGCCTGGGCTTCCTGCCATAGCTCCTGCCAGTCCCAAGTGATCGCATAGCCCTTGCGCTGAAAGTACGCGATTGCGTCCTGGGGCGGCAAACTCATGGCATGGGCGAGATTGATCTCAGGCATGCAGGATTCCCCAGAGCTTGGCCGTGAAGATGACCCGCGCGAGGCGTTGTTGCAGGCCGGCGGCGTCCATCGCCGGATACAGCTCGGCGAGCAAGCCCAGCAGCTCGTCGGGCTGCGCACCTTTCGCAACCCGCTTTAAGAGCGGTGCAAGCATCGTTTGGGCGTTGGCGTTCATAGCATCGGCTGAGAGCGAATCCAGCGCCCGGTCGATGGCGTCCTGGTCGGGCGCATCGTCGGATTCGGCGAACTCAGCCGATCGCGTTCCGGGCGGAGATGATTCGGCTAGATCGCCATCCTGAAGATCGTAGGCGCGTTTGAAGTACGCCGAGGTGAGCTTCGCTCCGGCCTTGACTAACTTTTCGTCGCGCTCGGCCAACATTTGGTCGACCTCTTCCTGCTCCCACAAGGAAAACACGGGGCGCGCGCCATCGTTGAAGTTCAACTCACACACCCAGCGAATCAGGGTATTCACGGCTTCTTCGACAATAGCCTTGTCACCGTCTCGGATGTCGCGCGTCACCTCCAACCCGGCCTGGGCCGAGGCGCGATTCGAGCTCGCTTCGGTGGTTTGGTTCTGTCCCAGCAGCGCAATCGATACTTCGGAGCGACAGAAGTGCAGGAGGCGCTCGTAGACGTCGGCGTTATTGGCACCGTTGGCCGCTTCCTTGATCTCCACGCTGGAATCGTCGGGGATCACCGCAACAGCGTCCTGCACCATGTCCTCGAGGCGATCGAGCAGTTGATTGGTCTCGCCGTCAGATGCGCTGCGCGGATGCTTGCCGATCACCCAGGGGGCGCCGTACTTCTCGGTGAACTGCACCCAGAACTTCAGGCCGCCTTTCTTGAAGGTGGTCGGCCAGAAGCACATGGACAAATCCGCAAACCCATAGGGGTTGTCGTAGCTGGCGTCCTGACGAGGCACGAGAAACTTACGCGGCGGCAGTTCCTCGCCCTTGATCTGGCTTTGCTTCGTGCGCAAGCGCAACTGATTGCCTTCGTCGTACACAAACCAATCTGCAGGTTTGCCAACAACGTCGACGGGCACCAGGTAGCTTCCGACCTTGCCCCACATCACCTCCATCGGTTGATACCCGTAAAGGACGGCATCCAACATCTCGGTCAAGATGCGAGACAGATCGAGATCCGCGAAGATCGCCTCGATCGACTTGGCCACACGACTTTTTGCCTTTTCTCGGTCCAGCCCCCACTCAAGCGCTTTCACTGCAGCCTTGCGCCGACGAATGCATCCGCCAACGTGCGCATCGGCGCGCAGTTCCCGATAGACCTTCAAGTCCTTTCCGAGCATCTTGAGCACGGGATCCGGGTTCGGCAGGTACATGCCGAGGGCGTGGAAATCGATGCTGCGCCCACGTGTCGCGATCTGGTCAGACAGCGACGTGCTCGGCTCGGCGAACTGCACAAACTCGGTGGGGCTGACCCACATGCCTTTGGCTCTCATCAATACCCCTGTGTGATCTTGGTGCCGGCGCGACGTCGCCGCGATTTCACCGCCACCGGCCCGTTGTTGATCTCGCGACTGGCGAAATAGGCGAGCGCTACCGCCACGGCAGCGTCGCCGTGACGCTTGCCCTTGTCCTCGCCAGTCGTGCGAGTGTCTGGAATGCGTGGAACCCCCTTGACGACCTGCACGGCCCGCAAGTCCGCCAGCACGTCGGTGTCGCGCGGCAGACCGTCGAGCGTGCCGTCTTCCAAGGCCGCCTTGACCGGGGGCATATGCTCGCGATACCAGCCCTCCGACAGCATCACCTGCTGGATCCGGCTTGCGCCGTAGCGCTGCATGGCGACCTCGGCCAGGTACTGCCCGTTACCGCGCGCGTCGAACGCGCCGCCAGTGAAACGAGGCAAACGGTCAAGCAAGTAGAAGGCGATTTGCTCCTGTTGGCGAAACGGCACGTTGCGTAGCTCGACGATGAACGGCACGCGTCGCACCAGGTTCTGCGCTTGAACCAACGGCACATGAACAGTCAGATCACCGGTTCGCCCGAAGTCCTCGCCGTTGAAGGAAATGGCTTCGGGCGGTAGCGTTCCCAGCAGCGGAGCCATCTGCGCTTCCAACCAATCGCGGCACTCGGCCGCACGGATGTGGTCGGGCAGTACTTCGAACCCTGATGCGCACTCCCAACGCAGCACCGGCGTATCTCCAGACATGCGCGATTCGATCAACGCGCGAGACAACCAGGCGCCACCCGAGTTGGCTGGTACGCAGTCCAGTTCTTCCTGAGCGCCATCGCCATAGAACGCATAGACGTCGGCCATCCAGGCCGCCTCGTCCGATGTAGCCCATTCTTTGCCCAGGCGCAGGCATACGCGTCGGTAAAGTCCATCCGACACCGCGTCCTTGAAGGTGATGCGGTGCACCTTGCCCTTGCGCTTTCCGGATCGGATGTCCTCGACGAGCTCGTTGAACGGGTTATCGGTGCCGTTGTGGGTGGAAATGACGCGAACGCGGCCGCCCCAGATCAGCATGGCCAAGGCTGCTTTGAGCAGCTCGTCCAACTGGTCATGGAATGCGGCTTCGTCGATCACGATCGTGCCCTGGCGGCCGCGCAGGTTGGACGGCCGGCTGGTGAGCGCCACGATACGGAAGCCAGAAGCCGGGAAGCGGATCGTGAACGTCTTGATGTTCTTGTCAGCGTCATCGTCTTCCCAGAAACCCTCTTCGATCTCCGACGCTGCATGATGGAACGCTCGTGCCCACATCGCGCATGCCTGGATGTACTCGATGGTCATGTCCTGGTTGTACGCGATGTAATACACATTCTGGCCACCGGCTGATCGATTGGCCGCCGCAGTAAGGACGTTGTCGGCAGCCTCGCCCCACGTGAGGCCCGTGCGGCGGCTCTTCTCGATGACTTTCAGAGGCGATTTGTCCGCCACCCAGCGTTGCTGATATGCCATCAGCACCGGCGGCGCGTCGGCGCTCGCAGTATTGGGAAGGCGGGCAGGAATGGGATTCATCCGGCGATCCCCAGAATTTCGCGGCGCAACGCGTCAACCGATTCCGCTGACAGGCCACCTTTCTTCGCAATCTTCTCAACATTCGCGGCGGCAGCCTCGGCCCGCGCCTGGATCTCCAGGCGGAACTTCTTCTGATTCACCGAAGCCCGTGCGAGCGTGGCGATATTCTTCGCTGCGCTGGACAACAGGCCGATCCGCTCAGCCGGATCTATGTCTTCGTCTCCGGCCTCCTGCAGATTGACGATGCTCTCGAACAACTCCGTTTGCACCAGTGCGATGACGGCCTCGGAACGGGCGTCCTGATCATCGGCCGCGCCCTCGGTGAGAAATCGCGCTGCCTCCGTACTGGCCTTGATTGCCGCGAAGCGCCGTTCGATCTTCTGGCCATGGCGATGAATCGCCGACTTGCTGATCTGGTAACCCTTCGTCCGCAAGATCTCTTCCAGCGCCTGATAGCCACTGAAATTGCTTTCCGCGAGGGCGCGCTCCAGCCAACGTCGCACGTCATCCGGCAGGCCGTCAATGCTTGAGCGGCGCGCCATTATTCGCTCCAGTACTTTTCCGGCCGTGCGATACCAGGCGCACAGTCAATGGTGTACTCAGCGATGTCGACGCCGTAACGGGTCAGGTCGGCGAACCACGCGCCCGAAGGCGACTTGTTCAAATCGACGAGGCGACGATCGGCCAGATAGTCGAGCTCGCGCCGGACTTCGAGCGCCGTCGTATCGGGGTAGATAGCTCTCATGACCTCAAGCAGAAACTGCTCGTTGCTAGTGTGCGGACGGGCCTTGTCCAACGTACTGATGAGGTTCCAGCGCATCGATTCACGTCGGACTTTCGTGTGGTCAACCATGGTTTGCTCCCTTCATTTGAACGACCTCGAGCTTGTTATAGAGCGCGTCCAGCTTGGCCTCGATTACCGTTTGTCCACGGACATAGTCTTCACGTCGAACGTACTGCAGCGGTAGATCCGCCTGGAATCGCATGAAGTCGCGCTCGAGGCGCGACACGGTTTCGGCCTCCTTGCTGAGTTGGAAGAGCAGCGTCTTGATCTGTTCTTCCTGCTTCAGGTCACGCTCGGCCTGCCGGCGCTCAATCTGCGAGAGCAGCATCTTGCCCGCGCCAAACATGAAGCCCAGGAACGCCCCGAGCAGCGAAAGCATCTGCCAAAACTCCACCTGTACGGTCATTCGCAGGTTCCCCCGTATTGTTGAAAAATCATCGGCGCGTTGTGGCCCAGTCGACCAGGTCAATGAATCGCCCCGCGCAGGCGCCATAAAGGTCGTACATCGCTTTCAGTGCGAGGGCCACGTCATCGGCAGCATCACTTGCCGGAGCTGGCGGCGGCGGGCACGCCGTCGAGTACTCCGCCGGAAGCGGCTGCGGCGGCACGATCACGGGCGGCGTGGATGAGGTACATGCTGTCAGCGTCAAAACGGCAACCAGCACGGCTACCGGCAGTCTTGGAGAGCACATCGCGTAGCTCCTTAGTGGATTTCTGGTCCTGGGCGTTACGCAACGCGAGTGCATTGCGCATGTCACGGCTGGCCGCCTGGCTGTCCTGGATCAGGTGCTGGCTTGCGTCGATCAGGCTCGACAGGTTCTGCATGGTCTTTTCGGCTGCCTGGGCTTGCTGTGCATTCGCTTCGACGTGGCGGCCGAAGAAGAAGCCACCCACAGCCGCGCACAACATCAAACACAGGGCGATCAAAGCTACTCGTTCGCGCGTCATGTGCAGCTCCCACGGCCCCAGCCAGCCCGGACGTACACCGGCTCGAGCAGTCGCAGAATCCGACGCGGGTACGCACGGTTCTCGCGCCAATTAGCTTCGGATCGTCCCGCGTTGACGGTCTCGACGGCGCCAAACCATTGACCGGCGTCCTTGCCAGCGCGCCGCGCGGCAGCTTCGTCGCGGATGACCCATCCGAGGCCGCCGTTATAGGCGGAAAGCGTCTTGGCCATACGCTCGCATGGCGCTGCGGCGCCCACACGCTGCCACAGGTGGTGGTCATAGGTCACCAGTGCGCGCAGGCTCCAGCCTGGATTGAACGGCTGTCCGTCGGCGAGCGCGGGATAGACTTGAGCGATCCACGCCGCCGTCGCCGGCATGAATTGCGCCATGCCCTGGGCACCGACGTGAGACACGGCGTTGGGGCGCCAGCCGCTCTCCTGGTGCAACTGCGCAGCAAATGTCGCGACAGGCGCATCGATGCCCCAGATTGCGCGCGCGGCGCGGGTCAGATCGGCGCGATATTGCATTGCCGTCGCGGGAACCTGAGCGGCGGCCGGATGACCGAAGAACCCACCCCAATAGAGAAGGCCGGCGAACGCTCCCCATCGAAGGGATGCGAACCAGAAATTGACGCGTGCACGCAGGGATTCTCGGTGTTTGGCTACGCAAACCCTGAGTGAGAACAGCGCCACGGCAATCCAGACGATCTGCGGCGTGCCCATGTCAAAGCCCCAGCGCGACGCCAATCACGACACCTGCGACGATGGTGGCGCGGCGCAGCATGGCTGCAGCAAATACGAGCCGGTAGCCGTCTACGACGGGATAGTCCGCCTCGTTCCAAGGCTCGTCAGTACCGTGGCGCCAGTCCAACTGCAGATAAGCATCGGGACGAGCGTACGGAAAAAGGCCGCGATCGAGCCAGTACGCAACCACGGCCGCCAAACTGATGAGGCTCAGCTTGTACAGTGCGACCGGCAACTGCTGGGGAGAGACGAGCGCAATCGCGATGATGAGAAGCACCGCAGCGGCCAACCAGCCGAGCATGCGGGGAAACCGTTTTGTGAAAGGCATATGCCCCTCCTGAAATGAATATGCCGCCATGATCGGCGGCATTTCAGGAGGGGTCTTTTAATCAGGTTTAGAGAGCGCCGTAGGCTTTGGATCGCAATACGCGCGCCTTGTCCGAGGGCGCTACTCCGATTCGCTGTCCGGTGCCGCCTTGATGCGGAAGTCGAGTTGCGCTTTTTTCTTGTTTGGTTGGACCGTATACGCCAGACCGGCGTCTGCGAAGTAGACGCCTTCCGCCAGTTCGCCGTCCAGTCTACGCTGAATGAACGTGCGTAGCTCTTCCACACTGAGTTCCGGATCAGCCGACAGGGCGGCCGCTACAATCGCCTCGTTACACATGGCATCCGAGCGACACGATACCGCGATGGAGCTCATCATGTTACCGTCGTCCACACCGACACCTGTCACCGTGATACCAGGAGCGATGCTCGCGCTAAGATTCCCCGACCTAGCGGGCCAGCGTGGCATTCTGGGTTTCAGCCGCAGCACTTGGGCCGCGCGGTTGAAGCCCTCAGAAAATTCCGTGGGCGTCATGCCGATATACACGGACTCGGTGTCAGCAGAGGCCACGGAAGATGCCAGCAGCAGCCCTATCGCCACGAGGGAAGCCCCGAAGGTCCATTCTTGTTTTGGTCTCATAAATTATCGCTGTGGTGACTGAACTTGAATGTATGCGTGAAACGGCACGGCCCGTCGATCTAATCGGGCGCCGACCATTGTGGCCCGCTCTTCGGCTTACGCACAATCGTTGAGGACTTACGTTGTGACGCCGACTTCGCTGCTTCCGTCGATGCGAGTGGCTGCCACTCGGGACGGCGTCCATTTCCCATCGAGACGCACTGAATGTCTGGCGCTTGAGGGTTGTCGATGATGCTGCCAAGGGAGTAAGGCTTGCCGCCGAACGAGCAGCCATTTAGTGCGGACCTTGCAGCAATTGCTTGCTGCCGAAACGCATATGTCCCGTACCCACCTGCGGCTGCAACAGTTAGAGCGAGCAGCGCCCAAATCCGAAGGCGACGCGCACTATGTCTCACATTAGCCAAGTCGCTAACCGCTGCCTTGTTCCGCTCATTTATCAGTGAGACTTCGTCAGCGGCCTCCATCAGGCGGGAATACTTGCTCTCAGACGCCTCCAAATCGCGCGCCTGGCTTTTGAATCGCTTTTCGAGGCTGGTGTACGCCTGATGGTATTGGACGAGCTTAGTCTTTAAATCGTCTCTCTCCGCGATGGCAGAGGAAAGTTGGTCCGCCAAAAGCCTAAGTTTGGTGGTCAGGTCTGGATCGTTTCCCGCCGAGGCAGCCTGACGTTTGAGTTGAGCGTTCGATAGCAGAAGCTGGAGGATGGCCTCGGTGGGCTTGAGCTGCTCAATGCTCATCTCCTCAATATTGTCGTTCCCCAGAATTCGGTGAATCGATGTCCAAGTTTGCTTCCCCGACTCACCGTACTCGTCCTCGAGTTGTTTGACGTAGTTGTTTAAGGAGCGACGTTCATCCTTTGTTAGCGGTCGCCCCTTCGCGTGGTGGTGATTGACGATGTCACGCCCCGCAACTTCCCCGACCTGGCCATGAAATTCTTGTGTCATTACTTACCTTTCCGCCCCTTGCCGTTATTCACGATGTCTCGGCCAGCGATGTCCCCCGTCGGAGCTTGGTGAAATACCTGCATTGAGCCCTCATACCTGGCCCCCTGCTGTGGGTCAGATATCGTCGCAGGCTTGCCGCACAGTTTCACGACGGCCTTAGCCAGCTGCTGTGCATCCAATTTGTTGTCCAAGGACAGCAGTTCGACCGCATCGAGCACGGCCTGATGGACTGCCGCCTCTCCAATCCCACCGCCGCGACGCTCCCCGGTCACGATGTACTGAATGTCTGCGCCTGCCGACGCAAACGCACCAAGTTGCTGAGCCGTGGGAAACGTGTTGCCGGCCTCCCATTCTGCATAGGCGCGTCTCGAAACGCTCGCCAAGCTCGCGAACCCTTCCTGGTTTAACCCCAAGCGTTTCCGCTCCTCCTTTAGTCGATTGCCAATCATGAAGAAAACACCCCAAAAAATGACTTGACTTGTGAAGTTATCTTCACAATAATTCACTCACACCGTCCAACCACGAACGGCAACTTAATCGGCACTCTGCAAAGTGCCGGCCGCCCCTCGCAAGGAGCCTGCCATGAAACTACGTACTGCTGATGAAGCCCGTTCCGAGCTTCAATCCAAAGGCATCTCGATCACCCAATGGGCCATCGCCAACCGCTTTTCCCCGAATCTGGTTTTCGAGGTGTTGGGCGGCCGCAAAAAGTGCGTCCGAGGTCAAGCCCACGAGATCGCTATCAAGCTCGGCCTCAAGGCCGGTGAAATCTGCAGCGACCCTGCGAAGGCGCTCGCGCCCCTGCATCGCCGTGCCGCGTGAGACCGGCCATGTACGACCGTTTCGGCTTTCCGTTTAACGCTCCGTTGATAGGCGAGCCGCGCGTGCCTCATCCAGTTGCTCGCAAAGCCATGCCAGAGTCGGCCGTGCTTCCGTGTTCACTGTGTGATTCTGCGGCCAGCGTCGCTCCCGCAGAGACGCTTGGAGACTCGATGCGTCAAAGCCATCCTGCGTCTCTAGAGCCGCGACAAGAGTGAGCCAAGCATGGGCAAGTGCGTTGACCTGACCTTCAAGTTGTTTAATGCGGCGGCTCTCGTCCATGAGTGCATTCCTGTTCGGATTATCCGCTGTCAATCCTACATCCTGCAAATTGGTTTCGACAGTTGCAAATGCTGCCTTTGTTTGGAAGTTGTGCTTTTGAGGGGACTCCAATGAGCCGACGCAATTGGAAACACATCCAGCCGACGTCGCTGCGCCAGGCATTGGAACTGTGCAAAGACCACGCGAAGGAGCGCCACAACCTCTCCGTGGAGCGCATCGCTGAGCGCATGGGCCTTGCCGATCATTGGGCGCTTTACAAGTGGTTTCAGAACGGCCGCATGCCGTTGAACCTTGTCCGGCCGTTCGAAAGCGCCTGCGGCATCGACTTCGTCACCCGGTGGCAGACGGCCAGCGCGGGAAAGCTGCTCATCGATATGCCGTCAGGGCGGAATGCCGACGCTGCCGACATCCAAACGCTCCAGGAGACGCTCAACACTGCGGTCGGGCACCTCCTGCAGTTCTACAGCGGGAAGTCCGAGGCGGCCGACACCCTGGTTGTCATTCAGAAGGCGATGGAGGGTCTCGCCTGGCATCGAGGGAACGTCGAGAAGCACGCCCAACCCGAACTGGACCTGTGCGGAGAGTGACGATGAAAGACACGCCGAAAACCGCACAGTCCGCAGGCAAGGTGCTCGAGGTTCTGAACGTGCTCCTGGGCCACTTTGCTCATGGGCTTACGCCTACCGAGTTGTCGAAGGCGACCGGCCTAGAACCCAGCGCGATCACGCGATACGTGGCAACGCTCGAGGAAAAGGGTTTTGCCGAACGTATTCCAGAGACGGGACGCATTCGCCCGTCATCGCGTCTCGCCCAGCATGCGGTGGGCATCCTCCGCTCGCTTGATTCTGCTCGGCAGCGAATCGACGAGATTACCAACCGTCTGACCACTCAACTCTAAGGAGAACTCAATGGCCCGAAAGCCGCTACAGACCGAGAACACCGCAGTGGTGGTGACCGACGCTGACACCCCGGCGCTGCCCGCGATGCGTGAGGCCGCCAACCAGCTCGCCGTCATGCATGAAGAGCGTCAAGCCACTGTGCGCGCCGTTGCGACCCAACTCGGCTACCAATTGCCCGCCGACTGCACCGATCCCGATCTGATTCAACGGGATATCGCGGCCAATATGCGGCGCAGCGTGGAAGCTTGTCTCGAAGTCGGACGCGGGCTACGGGTGCTGAAAGAGGCGTGCGAGCACGGTCAATTTATGTCGCGCCTGGAGGCACTTGGCATCGACAAGTTTGTGGCAAGCCGCTTTATGCAGTCCGCAGCCAAGTTCTCAAAGTTGCCGTCAAACGCAACTTTGAAAGCCGTAGGCAACCAGACCAAGCTGTTTGAGATGCTTGTGCTGGACGACGAGCAGATCGAAGAGTTGGAGCTTACCGGCCAGACCGGCGAATTGAAGCTCGACGACATCGCCACCATGAGCGTCAAGGAACTGCGCGCAGCCTTGCGGGAAACCCGCGAGAACGCTGAGGCGCAGTCCCGTCTGCTTGCCGACAAGAACGCCAAGATCGACGAACTGGCCGCCAAGATCAACACCAAGAAGCCCCGCGTACAGGCGCCTCCGCCCGACGTGGAAGGCCAGGAAATTCGCAAGGAGGCCAGCCAGTTCGCCTTCGAAGCCGAGTCGGTCGTTCGCGGCAAGCTGCGCGCCGCCTTCCAATCGCTCGCTGAACATGCCGAGAAGCACGGCATGGCTCATGACGACTTCATGGCCGGCCTGCTGTGCCAGGTCGAGGTGTCGGTCAAGCAGTTGCGCGGCGAGTTCGGCGTCAAGGACGCCCCGGACGGAGATGAAATTCCGGACTGGCTGCGCACTGGCGAAACCACCGAGGAATAACACATGAACGCCGTCCTGACCGAACGATTAGTGGCCGTGGCTCACGCTGCTCGCAAGGCCGGGCATGGCGGCAAAGGGGCGATCTACGATGCCGCGTGCTGCGAGCTGCGGATGTCGCGCGCCACGCTGCTCAAGAAGCTCAAGGAGGTATCAGTCATGTCGCAGCGCAAGCGCCGCTCGGACGCCGGACAAAGTGCGTTGACGAGAGACGAGGCCATGATGATCTCTGCCGTGCTGATGGAGTCGACGCGAAAGAATGGCAAGCGGCTCTACTCGGTCGCCGATGCTGTCGAAACGCTGCGGGCCAATCAGATGATTCGTGCCGAATACCTCGACGACACGACTGGCGAACTGCGTTCTCTGTCAGAAAGCACCATCCATCGGGCGTTGCGCATGTATGGAGTGCATCCTGACCAGCTACTCGCACCCGCACCGGTTACTGAGCTAGCCAGCTTGCATCCGAATCACGTCTGGCAGATCGACGCTAGTCTGTGCGTGCTGTACTACCTGAAGCCTTCGGCCGATGCGCGCGCCAACGGCCTGCGCGTCATGGACCATGCTGAGTTTTATAAGAACAAGCCCAAGAACATCGCCCGCATTGCTGCTGACCGGGTGTGGAGCTACGAGATCACGGATCACACCAGCGATTGGCTCTACACGGAGTATGTGATGGGGGCCGAATCAGGGGAGAACCTTTGTTCGGTGTTGATCAACTCTATGCAGGAGCGTGTAGGGGCTGACTTGCTCCACGGTGTGCCACGCATCTTGATGCTGGACGCTGGCTCAGCCAACACAGCATCCATGACACGCAACCTTTGCCGCTCGCTGGGCATCGAGATGATCGTCCACAAGGTCGGCAACGCGCGGGCCACCGGCCAGGTGGAGAACGCTCGGAACATCATCGAGCGCAAGTTCGAACCAGGTCTCAAGTTCCAGCCCGTCAACAGTCTGGAAGAACTGAACACCTTGGCCAGGAAGTGGCGCATGCACTTCAATGCGACGGCTGTTCATCGGCGCCACGGGCAGACCCGCAGCCAGGCATGGATGGCAATCCGCGCCGATCAACTGATCAAGGCACCCTCGGTAGACGTGTGCCGCGAGCTGGCCGTGGCCACGCCGGAAAGCCGCAAGGTGACACCGAAGCTGCGCGTGCCGTTCCAAGGGCGCGAGTACGACGTTTCTACTGTGCCGGGCGTGATGGTCGGCGAGAAAGTAATGGTCACGCGCAATCCCTGGCGCGACGACGCTGCGCAGGTGGTGCTCGTAGGCGAGGACGGTCACGAGGTCTTCCACGTGGTCAACGAGGTTAGGAAGACGGAGTTCGGCTTCAGTGCTGATTCGGCTGTCATCGGCGAGAGCTACAAGCGCCACGCCGAGACGCAGGCGCAGAGCGCGCTCAAGAGCATTGAGCAGTTGGTCACGGGCACAGAGAGCCAGGCAGCTGCGGAGGCGGCGCGAAAGGCCAAGTCCCTGCCATTCGGCGGCCAGTTCGACCCGTACAAGCATATCGACGACGCCACGCTGCCGACCTACCTGCCGCGCCGAGGGACTGCTCATGACCTGGTCGCGCCGACGATCGAATTGCCACCGCTTTCGCATGTTGACGCCGCCAAACAGATCAAGGCGAGGGTCGAATCCGCAGGTGGGAAGTGGACTGCCGAACGCTTCCAATGGCTGCAACAACGCTATCCGGCAGGTGTTCCTCAAGACCAGCTCGACACGATCGTTGCCGAGCTTTCCGGCCCCAAAGCGGGCCATCAGAAACCGCTGCAACTGCTGCGTGAAGCGGCTGGAGGTGAATGATGCTGAAGCTGAAGAACGTGCTGGCCCAGGCCACTTGCAAACAGGCCGATCTGGCGAAAGCCCTGAATGTCTCTCAAGCCACGGTCGCGCAAATCGTCAATCACGGCGAATGGCCCAAGAGCCTCGACGAACTTGATCTCAAGGAGCGCATCCTCGACTTTCTTGAAGGGAAAGGTGTTGCGCGGAACGTGCTCGAGAGTGCCTTTGAAGAGGTCGACGCGACCGACGTGCGCGAACGAGTTCACGCGTTTCTCGCCGACATCGGTGTCGATCCGTCTGATCTGCCCAAGGTTCTTGAAGCACAGGTGAGCGAGCCGCGCGCCAACGCGGCCCGCTCGGTCACCAAGTCGAAATCCGCTATCGAGTCCAACCCGGAGGAATCTATGTTACTGCGCAAACAAACCCTTTATCCAGCGGCACGCAAGCACTTCAGCCTGTTTCGCGACCCGTTTCAGGATGATATCCAGGCGGCAGAGGACATGTATGTCAGCCCCGACATTCGCTATGTACGCGAGGCAATGTTCCAGACAGCCAAGCACGGCGGGCTGCTCGCCGTCGTGGCGGAAAGCGGTGCCGGCAAGACCACGCTGATGCGCGACCTTGAGGATCGCATCGTTCGTGAGAATCAGCCCATTCTGCTGATCAAGCCGTATGTGCTCGCGATGGAGGACAACGACCAAAAAGGGAAAACCCTCAAGTCAACCCACATTGCGGAGGCATTGATGGCGGCCGTTGCCCCTTTGGAGAAGCCCAAGTCGAGCCCGGAAGCACGCTTTGCGCAATTGCATAAGGCACTGCGCGAGAGTCACACCGCAGGGTACCGGCATTGCCTGGTGATTGACGAAGCGCACGCGCTGCCGATCCCGACAATCAAGCACCTGAAGCGCTTCTTCGAACTGGAGATGGGCTTTAAGAAGCTGCTCTCGATCATCCTGATTGGCCAACCCGAACTGAAGGCCAAGCTTTCGGAGCGAAACCAAGACGTGCGGGAAGTGGTCCAGCGGTGCGAAATGATCGAGCTGGCGCCACTCGACGGCGCTCGCCTGGAGGAGTACCTCAAGTTCAAGTTTGACCGTCTGGGCAAGCAAATCGGCGAAGTGATTGACCCCAGCGGCGTTGATGCGCTGCGCGCCAAGCTGACGATCACAAGCACGCGCAGGGACCGCCCCGAGACGGTGTCTCTGCTGTACCCGCTCGCCATTGGCAATCTTTTGACGGCCTGCATGAACCTCGCCGCAGAGATCGGCTCGCCCACGGTGACTGCCGACGTCGTAAAGGGGGTGTGAGATGGGGGCCTCGTTGACCGTAGTTTCGCCGCCGGTATCGCAAGCCCAAGAGTGCGTCTGCCGAGTGTTCAACGCCGGGCTGACGGATCGCTTAGGAGCCGCGAATTGCGCGGCGCGCGCTTTGCGCGGCATGGGCTACCGAGTCGTCGGGCAGATTCTCTACCCGGAGCGTGGCAACCGTCCCGAGCTTCGCATTGCTCGCGACCGGCAAACGTCGATCGGCCCGTTGCTGGACCGCGCCGGCGAGCGCCTGTGGCGCAAAGAAGGCTGCGTGACACGCGGTTATGCCGTGTTCCAGGGCGTGACCGTCACGTGGGAGGACGCATGAGCGAATCGGCCGTCACGATGTGCCCTCCGTTGGCAAATCCCGACGCAATTGAGAGCGTCCCTGAGCTTCGGGCCGAACTGCATCGGACGAACGGCAGCGTGCTGCAATTGGCCGGCGAGCTGCACGAACTGCGGCATGTTCTGCATGGGGTCTCGCAAAGCCTCGCTCGCGTCGTCTTCCTGCACATGCACGGGCACCACGAAGCTGTGGCGAAGGAGCTCGATGCGATCGTCACCAATCACGTCAAAGTGATGCACAGGCCGCAGGGAGGGATGCATTGATGCGCACTCGCTGCCCGAGCTGCGGCACGACGCTTTCGCTCGATGCCCTGGTAGCACACGACGCTGCGCGTGAGGCGCTCGCGTCCGCATTCAAGCTGTCGGGCCAGATCGGCTCGGCGCTGGTGCGATATGTGGCCCTGTTCCGCCCGGAATCGCGGGAGCTGACGATGGACCGCGTTGCGCGCCTGATTGGTGATCTGCTGCCGGACCTGCAAGCGCAGCGCATCACCCGCAACGGTCAGGCATACGACGCACCGCTGGAAGCATGGGTGTGGGCGGTAGAACAGGCGCTCGCCGCTCGTGATGCGGGTCGCCTGACGCTGCCTCTGAAAAGCCACGGCTGGCTTTACGAGGTCATCAGCAACTGGCGGCCGCAGGCCGGTGCTGTGCTCGCTGCTGGTGAGCCTCGTGTCACCCCGTCGAAGGGGCAGTCGAAGACCCTGTCGGCCATCGCCGCCCTGGAGGAGCGTGCCCGTGGTTGAGAAGTGGGTCGAGCGGGAAGTTTCACGCGGCCTGCAAGGGTTGGTTGCCCTTCGACTGCCTGGCGGTCCCGCAGAGGACAGCGTGACTCTCACGCTGGATATCTGGCTCGCCGCGATCGAGGACTTGGCGTCGTCTTGGAGTGAGGATGCCGATGAGCAGCGGATACGACGGGCATTCCGCACTCTGTACCGCATCTGCGATCGCTGGCCGCCGCCGAAGTTGTTCCTGGACAACCTCGGCAACCGGGATCCGCCGCGGGCGCTTCCTGCGCCGGACCTGACCAAGGAGGAGCGGCAGCGGAATAGCGCAAGGATCCGAGAAGCCGTGGCTCTGTTGGCACGAAGTAAATCAGCCGAGCAAAACGAGCTGCAGCGGCAACAAAACATTGCCAAGGTTCGCGTGTTTCACGAACGCCTGGCCAGCAGTAACTCAACGCAATCAGAGAGCAAGGAGCACTAGATGAGCGAAACGATTCCGGCCGGGTATTGGCGCGACGGGGAAGGACGGCTGATCCCCGAGAACATGGTCAAGCCGATCGACAAGGCACGAGACGCATTGGTCCGCGAGCTGGTTGAGCGCGCCAAGTCCGCGTCGACAGTGCTGGCTGATTTCAAGGCGAAAGCGTTCGGCGACATCGGAGCGTTCGTCGAGATGTCGGGCGAGCAGTACGGCGTGAAGCTCGGTGGTGTGAAAGGAAACGTCACGCTGCTGTCGTTCGATGGCCGGTTCAAGATCGTCCGGCAGATCCAGGAGCACCTGGTGTTCGACGAACGCCTGCACGCGTCAAAGCAGTTGATTGACGGGTGCATTCAGACGTGGACTGAAGGCAGTCGAGACGAGATCAAAGCGCTCATCAATGACGCCTTCCAGGTGAACAAGGAAGGAAAGATCAATACAGGCCGTGTTCTCGGATTGAAGCGTTTGAATATCAACGACGAGAAATGGCAGCGCGCGATGCAGGCGATCGCCGATAGCGTGCAGGTAGCCGGTAGCAAGCCCTATGTGCGCATTTACGAACGTGTTGGCGACACCGACCAGTATCAGCCGATCGGCCTCGACGTCGCGGCGGTGTGACATGAGCAAAGCCACCGGAACCGTGACTGTGAAACGCAGCCGCAACGGCACGACGATTCGAGCCACTGGCACCGCCGCTAATGCGCTCTTCGAGGCAATGGTGCAGCAAGTCGCGGGCGCGACAACGTCCCTCGGGGCGGCGGATCGTAAGCCGTCGCCGTCGAAAGCATTTACCACCAACCAGCAGTCAAAACGAAAGGAAAAGCAATGAACAAGCAAGAACTCATCAAGCATCTGGCAGCCGACGCTGATGTCAGCAACAAGCAGGCTGAAGCTGTGCTCAACTCGCTCAGCGCGGTTGTTCTTGAGCGTGTTCGGGCAGGTGAGCAGCTCGTGATTACTGATTTGGGCAAATTCGGTGTTGTGGAGCGTGCGGCGAAGGTCGGTCGCAATCCGAAGACCGGCGAATCGATCCAGATCGCCGCGAAGCGGGCACCGAAATTTACGCCGGCCAAGGCACTCAAGGATGCGGCCGCCAGGTAAGCCTTTGCCTCAAGCTGCTCGCTCGCGGGCAGCTTCGGGAAACGGTTTGACGGAGACCATGATGACGAGCGATCACAGCAAGATTCTGGACAAAATCAAGAAGTGCCTGGCGCTCTCGGCCAGCTGCAACGAGCATGAAGCCGAGGCGGCCCTTCGACAGGCCCGCAAGCTGATGGAGGTGCATGGCCTGACCGAAACACACCTGCATGCGGCTGCGGCCGAAGAGCGGCGGGCGAAATCTGGCGCAAAAACTCACCCATCCCGATGGGAAACGCTGCTGGCGCAGCACGTCGGCGACGCCTTTACCTGCGCAGTGATCTTCTCGTCGAGTGGATGGGGCGCGTCTGGGCAGTGGTGTTTCATCGGTTGCGGCGTAGCCCCGGAAGTGGCCGGCTATGCGTTCTCGGTGCTGTGCCGACAAGCCAAACGGGCACGTGCGCAGCATATTCAGCAGCGCCTTGGACGCTGCAAAAGCGCCACGAAGACGCGCCGGGCCGACCTTTTCAGCGAAGGCTGGGTACGCGCCGTGGCCGGGACCATCGCGGCTTTCTCCTGCAGCGACCGGGAAAGCGAGGCCATTGAAGCGTATATGACGGTTCACTACCCATCCGTCAAGGAACTGAAGACACGCGACCGCAATGGCGGCCGGACGCTGCGAGATCACGAGTACGGTGACTACGCGGCCGGCCGCGCGTCGGGACGCGACGCCAAGCTGCACCGGGGCATCGGTGCGACGGCCCAGCCGTTGGCTCTGGAGTCTGCCCGATGAGCCAGCCTGCCGATCGCCAGCGCCTCATCCGCCTGGTTCATGTCGCCAAGCGTGACCTTTCGATGGATGACGACACCTATCGCGAGATTCTGCGACGCGTTGGAAAGCGCGCGTCCAGCGCGGAGTTGAGCGTTCCAGACTTGGAGCGCGTGTTGGAACATATGAAGCGCTGCGGCTTTAAGGTGCGTTCCAAAGCGAAGCCGTCTCGCGCGTTGGCGCAAGATCGGCAGAGCAAGAAGATCCGGGCGCTTTGGCTGTTTCTTCACCAGTTACAGGCGGTAAAGAATCCTTCTGAGGAAGCCTTGGCTGCCTACGTTAAGCGCATAGCAGGCGTGGATGCCCTGCAGTGGATCGATGGCGAACAGGCGGAGCGCTTGATCGAGACCATGAAACGCTGGGCGATGCGGTTCCTGCCGCAAGCCGTCAGAGACATGGTGCCGCAGGTGGGGCAGATATCTGACGTGGAGAAGGCGCAGTTGAACGCAGCGCTGAGCCGAGCGTTTGCGTCGGGCACGTTCGACCCGATGCATGCCGCCTGGGATCGTTTGAACGACATTTTGACGCGAGGGAGATAGATATGGTCGAGGGTGCCTTCCACGATAGCCGCCTGAAGGGCGATTTCAAGAGCAAGGGGCCGGAGCTACTGATCGATCTGGCCGATCAGTGCGTGCTGGTTCTCCAGGAGAGCGCGGGCCTTGATGCCGACAAGGCAACTCAGGTCGGTAGGGAGATTGCAGATCGTATGGCCGCACATTGGGGCGGGCAGAACATTTACTTCCCGATGGGCCTGTCGTACAAGCTCTCACAGCGCGACCGCCAGATCTACGACGACTTCAATGGTGCGAACCACAGCGAGCTCGCCCGCAAGTATGGGGTCTCCCTGCAGTGGATCTACAAGATCGTTAAAACGGTCCGTCAGGAGGAGATGGCTCGGCGCCAAGGGGACATGTTCGCTGAGTAAGAGACGGGCCAATCGTGGCCCGTTCGTATTTTCACCCGCTGCAAGTCATTTTTAGTGGGGCCGTCCGGGTTCTTCCCATATCATCCCGGTTAGTCCCATTTATCTTTCGTCCCCCGGTCAAATATCTCAACGTCTCTCACGACGCTTCGTCTGCCCGTCGGGTGCCGGCGCGGTGACCTACGTTGTAAGCGTTTCAAGAACGATACGTTTTCAGCAGATGTCCTTCCGATGTCTCGTAAGTTGAGTTATTAATTCTTTTTTAATCAATGGGTTGAGTTGTCTGGCACGGAATTCGCGTATGTGAATCGTGTATGGCGAAGCGCCAACCCGGAATTCCCGCAAGCCGTTGGCAAGGTGTTCCTGTGCATCAACGCACGGGCCGGCCGACTATTGCCCGCGATTTTTGCTGATGCGCTCACGCCGTAACGCAGAACCTTCTGGCGGGGTTCTGCGTGTTCCGAGGTGAGAGTGAGCGTGCACGGGGAGGGGACCATGAACGGGTTCAAGGCGACTTTGGTGGGGGCTGCGGCGGTAGCCATGCTGTGTGGTATTTCGATCAATGCGTCGTATGCCGCTGGCGGTGGCGGCGGGCGCGGTGGAGGTGGCGGCATCGGTTTCGGCGGTGCAGGCGGATTCGGCGGACTCGGTGCATTCGGTGGCCCCAGCGGCCCCGGCGGGACAGGCGTTGGCGCGGGCGCCGGGATCGGTGGCGCAGGCGGTTGCGGCTGCGGCAGTCACGGGGGAGGTCCCGGTGGTGGTGGTGGTGGTGGTGGTGGTGGTGGTGGTGGTGGTGGCCCCGGCGGTGGCGGCGGCCCTGGTGGTGGTGGCGGTCCCGGCGGTGGCGGCGGCCCCGGTGGTGGTGGTGGCCCCGGTGGTGGTGGTCCCGGTGGTGGTGGCGGCCCCGGCGGTGGCGGCGGCCCCGGTGGTGGTGGCGGTCCCGGCGGTGGTGGTGGCCCCGGCGGCGGCAGTGGTCCCGGTGGCGGCGTCGGCGCCAGCAGCGGTGGTGGCGGTGGCGTTGGTGCTTCCGGACCCGGCGGTCGCGGCATTGGTGGCTCAGCCGGTGGCAATGGGCTTGCAGCCTTCGGTGGCCCCAGCGGTTTCGGTGGCGGAGGGGGGTGTTCAATGA